TATTGTTATTAAAATTAAAAGTAATAAATTTAAAAATGAAATTTGGATTCGTAATACTGAAGAAAATAATAAAACTGGTAGAAGATGTAATAATGCATTTAATAAAGATGAATTAAGAGAATTATTAAGAAAAATTTGGAAATCTATTATTGATAATAAAAATAATAATACATTTATAGAAGATAATAAACAAAAATATGAAGATTTTATTAATAAAACTTTTAAAAAAGAAAATATTTGTCCATTCATTGAAAAATTATTTAAATATGCAAGTACTAAAAGAATTAATGGTAATATATGGTTTCAAGAACTTAATGGTTCTTGATCAGAATTAGGATTTTGTTGAATAATATATACTGGTATATTATTTTCTTCTATTACTGGGTAATATGTATGTTTTATTTTAAAATATACTAATATTATTAAATACATAAATTGAATTATAGTTCCATAAAATTGTATTTTTAAATCTTTTTTATATACAAAATATATATAAAAACACATACTTGTCATTATTAATAATAAATAATATAATGATAATGAAGCACTATCTTTTAATTTTATTACTCGATATATTTGGGGTATATATACAACATTAAATAATAATGTTGATATTAATGAACAATAATCTTCAAATAACATTAATAAATTTTTTATTAATATTATTTTATATTTATCAATTTTAATATAATTGACACATTTTTTCACCAGCTTCTTCTGCATTTGAATTACAATTAAATTCTAATTTACTTTCCTTTTTTGGTTTGAAATCTTTTGGTGGTTCTTCATTAATTGTTTTTAAATTTTCAAAACCTTTTAATTCTTCTTCTTTCTTTTCAAATTTTGACATATCAAATTTTTCTTTCATTTTCATTCCTAATGCAACACTAGCAGATAATAATGTGAATCCTCCAAATGCAAATAATAACATTTTATTAGATTTTCTCATTTTCTTTATATCTTATATTAATATTTTATATTTATTTTATTTTATTATTGTAAAAACATTTCTCTTCGACATAATGGACATTTTTTATTATGAATACTTTGATGATTAATATGATTATGTAAACAATTAATACAAAAAGAATGATGACATGATAATTCAAATATTTTTTGCTTTTCTAAACATACTGAACAGTCATCAATAATACAGTGAAATCCATTATTTTTTACTGTCCATTTTTGATCAATACAATCAACTTGTGTTGATAAGATATTAAATAATTGTTCTTGATTTTCAATTAAATTTTTATTAATATCATTTGATCTGTAAATTACTGTTTCTGATTCCATTGTATTTTGAACTGTTTTTAAGATATTTAAACCAGATATGTTTGAAGACATTAATTCTCTTTCTAAATTATATATACTATTAATCCCAAATTGATTAATTTCAATATTTCTTGTGCTACAAGTAATACTTCTTAAATAATTAAATGCATGAATTCTCACAGTAATTGTTTTTTTATGAAAACCTGGTAATAAATCAATTTCAAGATTGAAAAATGGAATATTATCTTGACCAGAACTATAATAATGTGTCATATCAAAATCATTTTTATTATAAATATAATCATTATCATATAAAATTTCTAATAATCCATATATATTCTCCATATTATCTAAATCTTTTAAAAAAACATTTAATGTTGTGAATTCTAATTTTTTTTTTGATAAAAAATTTTCAATAAAAGAACCATATAATGAAAAACTTCTTCCTTTTTGATAATTTAAAATTATATTTAAAACTTTAAAAATTCTATCAAAATGTATTTTATTATTTTCCTTTAAAATACATTTTTCTCTTTTATTTTTTTCTAAATTTTTTATTTTTTGATTTTTTAATATTAATTCAAGTTTCATTTTCTTAATTTCTGCCTCTTGTTGTTTTACTTTTTTTGTTAAATCATCTCGTGATAATCCTGGTGGTGTTGGTACATATACATCTGATCTTCTTAAGATCATTCTCGGTGCTCTTTCGCTCATTTTTGGTTCATTTAATTTTTTATCGTTCATTTTAAATTAATTAATTTATATAAATAAATTTTAAATTTTTTTAATAAAATTGAAAAAATATGAATATTAAACATTTATATAAATGATTTATATTCCAAGTGTTATAAAAGACATTATATATAATTATAAACAAGAGTTAGAATATGAAGATAATAAAAAAAATCATGAAAAAAAATTTATAAATACTTTATATTTAATTAAAAAATTTAGAAATATGACATTCGAGCGTAGAAATCACGGATCAATGGGAAATTCTAATAGAAGAACTATTACAATTGGTCCAATGAATAAAAATAATCATACATATTGTTTTTGTTTTAGTATTTGTTTAAATTGTAATAATTATATACATTCTAGTCGAATGTATAATAATGATATTGCAAAAACATGTCAATGTTATTAAACTTCTTGATAATCTGATTGATTTTCATAAGCTAATTTATCATTAAATTCTTTAATATTTCTATATACTGGATTATTCATTGGATTTCTTCTTTCTCTTAATGGTTCACCATTTTCTAATCTTTTTTCTAAATCATTATAATTATTTGATAATGGATATCCTCTTTTAATTGTATATTCATTAACTTTATCGGCATATGCTGATGTTCTATTTTGATTTCTTTTAGCTTTTACTGCTTCGTAAACTGCATAAACTCCTGCTGAAACACCGAGAACTCCACATACAATAAGTATTGATGCCATATTTTATATATATCAATTGATTTTTATATTTAATTTATTTTATTTAATTTTTTTTATTAATTTTTCTTTTATTATTTGTTTTTCTATTTTTTTTTCCAAATTTTTTATTTTTTTTTTCTGATTTTTTTTCTGATGATGTTTTTACTGGTGCTGCATAAAGTTCATCTAGAATTTCTTCTACTTGAACTTCTTCTTCACTATCATTATTTTTTTCTTCATTTTTTTCTTTTTTTAATTTATTTTCTTCTTCTATTTTTCTTTTCATTTTATGTTTTCTTTCTTCATATTCTAAATCTCTTTTTGCCATTTCATCATCTTTTCCTTTTACTATATCATTTAATGCTTCCATTTGATATTCTGATTCAATTTCTTGATCATTTAATGGACAATAAGGTATCCATTTTCCTACTGGAATACAAAAAACATTAATTGCTGGTTCGAAATGATGTAATTCATCTGCTTTACTTTTTGTTACTAATTGACTTGGGTATACTCCTCGTACTTTAAAACCAGTTACTGTTGGTTCTTTATTTTTATTATGTTTATTATTAAATTCATTTTCTAATGTTGATAAATTAAATTTTTGATATTCATAATATTGTTTTTGAATATTTTTATAATTTGTATCTAATGTTTCTTTTAATTCATCTGTTAATTCTTTTTCTGGATTTTCTTCTTGATATTTTTTAGTTTTTTTATATGATTCTAAAAAATGTGTAATAAAATGTGTTGCAATAAATGATTCTTTATTTTGTAATAATCTTGCATTTTTTGGTTCAACAAATGATATTAATGCTACTTCTTGTCCAGCAATTAAAGGATCTTCTTTTAAATAGTCAACTTTCTCTGCTTCCATTTTTTAATATTATATTTTATATTAAAAAATTATTTTTAAATTATTTTATTTTTTATTTTCTAGATTGTTCTAATTCTGCATATCGTGATTTCACATCAGTTTTATCAAATTTGAGTAATAATTCTTTTTTCTCTTTTTCACTTAATAATGGTTGTTCTAACATACCTAATGCTTGACAATTATCTTTTGATAAACATTGTTTATCTTTTGTTTCATCATGATCTAATTCATCAAAATTATCAAAAGAATTATTAAAATCAAATGCATTTATTGGATTATTTTTTTCTATTTCTTCTGATTTTTTCATTTTTATATATTTAATCCATGCAAATGCTTTTTCTCCAAATAATGGTTGATCATAATCTTCTATTAATATACATGGTACTGTTGTAACAAATTCTGGTAATGATTTTCTTTTATCAACACATATAATATTTTCAAAAGATTTTAATAAATTTTCCTTTTTTAATTCTAATATAAAATTTTTACAATGATTACAATATTTACTATAAAAGAAAGTTGATTCCATTAATATATTTTTTTTATTTTTATATATTTAATTTATTTTTAATCAAATTATATAATTTTTCTTGATTATCTTTTATTTCTTTTATTTCATTATATAAATATTTTATTGAACTTACATTCATTCCTATGATTTGTTCAAAATTTATTGTTCTAAAATCATCTACCTTTTTTCCATAAATAAATATTTCATTATTTTCAATCATTTCTGGTAATTCTATTAGTATTTCATTATTATTTATTTCTAATATTTTTTTTTCTACAAGTAATTTTCGTGAATATACTGTTATTTCTAATTTTAATATATCATTGATTTTTAAATCATAATCTTTATCTAATATTACTTTATTATTATTTATTTTGAAATTTTTAAATATATTTGGAATAAAATTTTTTGAATAATTTACTAAATTATTATTTAATTTTTCTAAATCTTGTGCTATAAATCCTATCTTATCTTTTGTTCCATAATTTAATTTATCTATATAATTGAATTCATATACATTCATTTGTTCTAATGTTTCAATATCTTTTTTATTATCTCGTATTTCTTTTACATTTTTTACTCGTGCATCTGATATTGCATTAAATTCTGATCCTGCTATTGCTCCACTAGCATATATTGAATATGATGCTGTTGTTGCTGCTCCTAATTTTACTCCATTTGATGATAATTCAGCGTAACTATTAACTCCAAAACTCACTGATCCATTTGTACCATTAATTTCTAATTTGGCATTACTTGGATTATTTGTTCCAATACCAACATTATCCGTATTATAATATATTTTATTACCATTTCTGTTCCATTCACTTCCACCTGAAAATTCTACACCATTATTATAAATTGTACCTGTAAAATTAATATCACCAGCAACATCTAATTTGTAAGAAGGCGTAGAACCAATACCAACATCACCACCACTATTTACTAATAGGAAACTTGAATAAGTTGATGTTCCATTAAAATAATTAAGACCAAATTTCCCACCAGCATTATAACCTATTGAATACGCATGTGTTGTTGCTACATTTTCAAATGTTAATCCTTCATAAAAAGCTCCTGATGTTGCATCTAATTGGACCGCCTGTTTTATTTTTAAACCACCACCATTAATATGTAATAATGTATCAGGAGCATTAGTACCAATACCAACATTACCAGAAGAATTAATTCTCATACTTTCACTCGCTGTTGATCCATCTGAATAAGTAAAGAATGCTAAATCTCCAACATTAGTTGTAACATTGCTAACTATTCCACTAATCATACCTAATTTGTTTGATGCAGT